ACGACGAACTTCGTCAAGAGCAATCTCTTCTTGTTCTTTAAGACCCTTGTCTATTTCTTCCCCGCGCTCTTTAGCTTTTTCTACTGAGCTCTTATCTTCTGGGCGAGGAATAGGAAAGGTTTCCTTAAGCCAAGGATCATCTGGGTTATGCTGTAAACTCTTAGAGTCACCAACCCACTCAACAATACGAGGAATCTGTGCTTCTGCTTCTTCCCAGGTGTCGTATCCTTCAAAGTTTCCGTCCTTGTTGAACCACTGTGCACGGTGGCCAAAAAGAATCTTACCTTTATCATCAATTTGAGCGATGATGTCTACTTGATTTTTTCCGTCTGCACTTGGCACAAGCTTTTGGAATTGGTTAATGTCAGGTATGCCATCTGCCCTAAACTTGCTAACTCCAAATTCCCAGCCTTCTGGAATATCACGGCCTGCAATGTCCTTACCCTGCTCAAGCATTTCTTCAAACTTATCAATAGCTTCGTTCTGTTTCCTTGCTATCTCTTCTTGCTCTGCCTTCTTGGCTGCCTTCTTGGCTGCGTCTTCCTTAAGGAAAGCCTTTGCAGAAGGATTTAAGTTATCGTAAGGATCGACCTCAGAACCAGGAAGTACATCTGCATTTTGTGGTGCAGACATGATACGCTTAAACTTGTCGTAATCTTCTTCATCTGCGTTAGCAAGATCCTGAATCTGTGCCCAGTCATCAACTGCCTCACCAACCTGTGAACCTTTGTTACCGTTCTTGTCCTTGCGGAACAGTGTGAGTTTACCGTCAGCTTCTTCTACAATGTAATCATCGTCAGATCCAAATGAGCCGTCCTCATTTTTCTTCCAACCGGCAGGCGCATCAAGACGCGCAGCAACAAGATCATCCTTGTTAGGAATGTTTGCTCTCTTGTCAAGAATAGACGAAAGCTTTCCTTTAACCTTTCCTACAGCGCTGTCAGGAAGTAAAGCCTTATACGCCTGAGCGTTACTTGATTCAATTGGATAGATTCCATCAGGGATGTTTGCGTCACCCTTAACTTGAACAAGTCCGCGCTTACCATCAACGCCAATAAACTTTCCATTGATTGGAACGACGTTTCCACCAATGTTAATTCTAAAACCAATACCGCGACCCATCTCAATCCAACGGCCAATACGGTCACGCCACTGTAGATTTGCACGCGCAGAGCGGGCAGCAGACGAGTTACCAGAACCAAAACTGAACGCAGCCGTAATTGCGTTTAGATAGATCTCGCGAGGAACTGCTCCTGCGGTTAAGGCGCCTAGTCGTGCTACAGCATGCGTGTACTCAACGGATGTTCTTTCGTTCATGTAGGCAGCTGCAACTATGTGTCGAACTTCATCGTCAATACGAGGATCCGCTGAGATCCAGAGAGCGCGAGCATGACAAAACGCCGACGCGGTCATCGCATGTCGACGAGTAGAACTTGGGTGACCTACAGGTAAAAGATCTCGATACTCATCAAGTGACTCACTTAACTTATTTCCAGTGATGGCAAACTGAATAAATGATGCTGCTTCCTTGTAGGCAATAAACTGACGGGTCTTCTTCTCTAGACTTACTGTTTTGCCAAGCGAGCGCTCAGCAACTGCAAGAACTGTCTGGTTAGATACGCGTCTCTCGGCTGAAACTTTTTTGTTTTCCTCGGTGGCAAGGTTTAATAAGGACTGACGAAATGACTGCTTATCTCCACGAACGTTTGCACGAGGAACGACCTTACTTTTTTCCCTACGAGCAATTAGTTCATTGATGAGCTCATACATTTACTTATTGCTCCTTAATTGGTAGAAGATCAGCATCTCGTGATTCATATAACTCAGATGCTAGAACAGCTGCTCGATCAAAAGGAGATTCATTGTTACTGATACCGCGTAACCACGCCGCGCGGAGAGCAGGGATAATTTCATATCCTTCTCCTGAAAGCTCTGCCATCGCGAATATCGCGTGCTCCGGTGAGTAGTACTCTGACTCGTCCTGCAGCTCACCATAAAGTTGGCTGTTTACATACAAGGATGCAATCATGGAGACGGAAGCATCACCTTTGCTTGAACGTGGGTGACCCTTTGGTAAAAGATCGTTGTCCTGCTTATAGTTTGGGTTTGCTGGACGACCACTCTTTAATAGACGTAGGAATGCATTAACTCTTGCGTAAGCCCAACCGTCACGTGTCATACCTGGACGATGACTAGATGAGAACGCACCAGCACCGCGACGATACACAGCCTTTAACATTCCAAGAGTTGCCTTACGACTATCAGGTGCCTTCGCGTTGTGCTTTGTAACCTTCTCACGAAGTGTTGCCTCTGTTCGAGCGCTAAACACAATTTTCTTTCCACCCTTAGCAGATCCCTTAGGATTTTTCTTTGAGCCGTAGATGCGATCTTTCTTTGGAGCCTTGGCAAACTCTGTTTCCGTTGCGTCAGACGAATCCTTAGGCACACAATTGGGAACCATGTTTCCGTTCTTGCCTTTCTTCATGCCAACTTGCTTATACCCGTCCCAGCATGGACCCTTGCCTGCAGCAACTACTGACTTGTATGAAGCAACAAGATCAACTGGTTCTATGGACACTTCTATTACGCCTCTGGTTTGTTGGTAGGAGCGGGGATAGGAATATCAAGCTCTTCTGGTGCTTCCTCTGTAGGTTCCGCAGACTCTTGAACTGCAGCAGGTCCCTTAAGAAGTCTTTCAATTTCAGGAGACATAGGTGCAACGTTTGCTGCCTGACTTGCAAGACGAGTTGCTTGCATAACATCTGGCGCTACCGCTGTTAACATTGCCTCGGTAAGCTCTGGAGTAATTGCGCCCTTCTCTCTTAGAATGCGCAGTGCTACTTCCTTTGGAGTTGGAGCGTCCTGCTCATTAAAGCCGTGCGAGCGACGCCACGCATCACCAGACACGACGCCTCTATCAAATCCAGCATCTGCGTCGGCGGCGCGGTCATTACGCGTAGCCACCTGTGATGGGTCATACCATACGCAGATGCGTTCTACCTGAGCTGGGTCGAACCCATTTGCAATCAGGTAAGGACGCAGATAAACAACTGTAATAGCGTCTGCAATCAGAAGCATTAACGGTTCGATATGTGCTTTGTATAGTGACTCATCAATTTGAAGAGCATTGGAATACTTAACATTTGCAAGACCTGTAACGATGTCCTTTGGAACATCTAGTCCTTGCAGAATTCTTTCTAGAACGCGATCTGCACGTTGTGCAAGTGCTGGATCAAACGAGCGCTCAAACTTGAACTGCTTAATCTTGTCGCCAAGCTCCGCAGGTCCACGAATAATCAAAGGTACAACCGCACTTGCGGAGTCCTCATCGCGAATAGGTGTGGTCATCGCGTCCATCAGCTGATCCTCAAACTCGTCGGCTGATTCCTCAGGAGTAAAGTCCTGGTTCATCGAGTCGTCATCGTCATATGGATAATCAGGATCTGGTGAACCTGCAACAGAAAGTCCGTCCGGAAGATACAACGCACCAGCATTTAGACGTGAGCGCGCTGTAGCACGGAACGTTCTGTTGAGGAGAAGTAGTTCTGCACACATATCAAGTAATCCGCGTAAGCTTGAATCAGCCTCATCGGAGTAGCGTGGATGTGCTCGCCAGATACGACCAACAAAAGAGTTGGCTGGCAAAATTATTTGACCGTGCTTCTTTTGACCAGTCGTGTTTGACATTTCACGACGTGGTGTGACTGTGTATGCACCCTTAGGATCAACCTGAACTTCATCTACGGAGCGAATGTCCCAGGTCTCTGGAAGATTTTGTCCCTTACGTTCTGGAATTTGTACTAGGTAGCACTCACCTGCAACTGCAAGATTTAATGCTGCATCACGAAGAAGACCAGCCTGTCCTCCGTATGCGGAGTCAAGACGGGATAGTGCACGCTCTGCTGCTGAGGCAAGTCGTGGATCAACTGAGTCGCTGTTGCGAACTGGCATCGGTGGCTCGGCAGGATTATCAACCGCTGCCGCATAGAGACGAATACGAGAAGCTACAGAGGCAACGAGACTAAATGCATATTTAATTTCACCAATTGCATCATAGTATTCCCACGCCTCGGTCTGCCAGGCATTTGCGCCTGCAACGCGACGTGAACGAAATTGTTCTGCTTCGCCTTTATCGTTAAGACGTACTTGTGATGCTGCCGCAGTAATTGAACGCGGTTGAGAATAGGGAGCAGGAGGTACGAAACCAGGAAGACTTTGAGTAACCGCGCTAAGAGGAAGAGGTGCTGCACCAATTGTGCGACGAACAGCTGCTGCGCGTATACGGCGCTGCGCTCTGTTGCCTTGCGGCTTACGAAATACGGCCACTTATTGCTCCTCGTCCTTGCTAACGGAGTTGCTCGACACTATTTCTTGTCCAGCCACGCGGTTATGATGCCTGCGCCTGCTGAGAGCGCAAAAACAGCGCACACGGCAATCGTAGGTATAGGTACTATAATATAGGAAACTATAACCAGTGATGAGATCCAAAATGACACACACCAGTAGCAGGTGAGGAGATAACCGATACCTCCACGGTCCGGAGTAAACCTACTCCAAACCCAGTTACGGAAACTGTCAAGAACAGTATCCTCGATTATAAGACGGCTGGCGCGATATACGGCCAACGCAAGTATGATGAAGTTGCCGAAGGCAATTTCCATAGCTATTCCTTTCATTCTGTTGGGTCCTGACTTGAATACACGTGGCGATACGGATTCCACGAGCGCAAACGCGAACCGCAACCGCAGTTCTCGTCCTTCTTGTAGGCGAGCATCTTTCCTGTTTCAGTGAGGATATAGGAGTCCTCGGTTCGTACATCTGACTTGTTATACTCCGTGTACCGTTCACG